TGTACGTTCGACCAGATGAAGGCCTGCGGCGTCGGGGTTTCATTCAAAGACGTCATCGAGATGGGTTACAAGGATTGGTATCTTGGAGTTGACCTGTCCCAGACGCTGGATCTTACCAGCGTGTGGTTTGGAACCTATGTTGGTTTTACCGATATCGAGTCTGGTGAGGTGCTATTGGCCCAGGGATATCCAGCTGACCACTATAGATTATTTACCCATGTGCTCAGCTGGATGCCGGCCGCCAAACTGCAACAGCATGTTTCCTTGGATAAATTTCAGTATCGTGATTACCTGGATACGGAATTGTTCCTGTGCTCTGGAGCTGGTGGCGAGAACATAGATACGCAACAAATCTATGACCAATTGTTGCAGATTAAGGAAAAATATGATCTACATTTTGTGACCATCAGCGCTGACCCATACAACGTGGCCGGCATACAAGATGCGCTGGCGGGTATCTGCGACAACTTTATTCTGCAGAACCAGAGTCCGAAATCGCTGAGCCAATATATCGAAGCATTGAGCCAGCACTGGAAGGACGGCATGATTGCCTACCACAAAGACCATGAGGACATTCTGGAGAAGGCGATCACCAACTCTCTGCTGGTGCGAAACAATACCGGCTATTATTCCATAGAGAAAATAAGCCTGCGTGCTGACAGTAACATCCGCATTGACCCGGTGGATGCAATGCTTACCGGGTTCATAGCGGCCTACATAGATTTTAACAAACGTGGACCCACCGGTGACGAGCTGGTGGATGATTGGCTGGATCTGTTGACTGAGAGGTGATGAAATGATCCAAGCGAGTGACGTAAAAGCGTATCTGCGAATCGATTATGCTGACGACGATAATTTCATCGCCAATATCGTTCAGAGCGGATACGACTATCTGGCAGACGCCATTGAGAGCTTTTCGGAACTGTACGAAGCGGATACGGTGTTCTCGCGGAAGGCAGATATGTGGGTACTGACACAATGGTGCCCGCCCATGTATGACCAGCGGGAAGGAATGCTGACAGACCGGGATAGCGGCCTGAATTACACGGCAAGAGCAATGTTGACACAACTGCAGATGTATACGACGGAGGAAAATGGAAATGAAAATTAATATTACCGGCGAGGTATGGGATTTGCAGGAACAGTGTGCGGCCCTTGCTAATGCCGTGGAAGATGTGGAACTGGTTATTAATAGTCCTGGTGGTGATGTGTTCCAGGGCTTGCAGATGGTACATGCCATTCAGGACTGCAAGCATAAGGTTACTGCCAAGATTGAAGTGATGGCTGCCAGTATCGCAGCGGTGATCGCGCTGGCCTGTGACGCGGTCCAGATTGATAAAAACAGCCTGCTGATGCTCCATAATTGCTGGACGTTTACGGCAGGAAACAAGGAAGAGCTTCAGCAGGAAATTGATGCGATGGCTGCCATTGATACCATTATTCACAATATTGTAGCTGAACACTGCTATGACAATTCCATCGGCGATCAGATGGATAAGGGTGATGTGTGGCTGACTGGCGAGGATGCTGCTGAGTTGTTTGATATTGTCGAACTGGTGGAAAAGGAAGAAAAGCATGAGCTGGCGGCCTGTGCTTCTTTGGCAAAATTGGTCAAAATGGTAGCTATGCTGAATAAGGAAGAAGAAAAGCCGGAAGAACCTGAAGAGGAAAACCCGCAGGAAGAGCCTGAGGCTGAACCGGAAGCTCCGGAAGAAGAACCAGAAGAGGAACCCGCTCCGGATGAAATGGATCCGGAAGAAGAAGAACCGGAAAAGAAAGCGGAATACGTTGTTCCGGAAGGGCTGAAAGCTCTGCTGGATGAAGCGTCCCGGTTGGGGTGATGCCTATGCTGGAGAAAATTAAAAACTATTTCCGTGGAAGTGCATACCAGAATACGCAGGGCACTACAATTTTCCCGGTCTGGAACGGCAGGCGGGTCGTGGTCGATGCGGGCGGTGACCTGGTATTCCTTACCTGCATAGAAATTTTGGCAAAGAATGTGGCGCAAATCCATTGGGGGTTGTTCGGTTCCGATAACAAGGAAGTTGAGAACACCATGACGGTATTCCAGAAGCCTTTGAACCTGGAACCGTATCCCGGCATCAATGCATATGACTTTTGGCGCAACATGGAAGTGCAGCGCCTGGCATACGGAAATGCGTATGCGTACATATGCTATGACAAGACGAGCCTGCTGAAATGCCTGGTACCGCTCGATGCGGCGCAGATGCGGGTGTACCTGGATGATGCCGACATTCTGGGCGGCAAACGCAAAATCATCTATGAGTATACCGACACACCGACCGGGAAAAAGTTCACCATGCTCCCGGAAGAGGTGCTCCATGTAAAGGCGTTCAGCAATGACGGTATTATGGGGCGCAAGGCAATGGCCGTGCTTAACGATACGCTGAAAAGTAATGCAGAAGTGGAGAGCGCCCTGCGGTCTAACGTGACCAACGGCTTTGACGGTACCATCCTGCTGACCTATACGTCCGACTTAAGCCAGGCAAAACAGAAGACCTTGCAGGCACAGGTACAGTCGCTATTGTCCAACACGGCGAACAAGATACTGCCGCTGCCGGCGGGAATGAACGCAACCAATATCAAGAACGATATCAAGACATATTACGATTCCATGAAGACAGCAAATGCTCAAGCTATCAGCGCATTCTTTGGCATTCCGTTGGTGATGCTGAACATCGGCGGCGGTGCTGGTATGGCAACTTTTAGTACCAACCAGCTGCAGCAGTTCTATAACAGCGCCATTGCACCGATTATCCGGCAGTATTCCAACGAACTGACCATGAAACTGCTGACAGAGCGCCAGATGAACAAAGGATATCGCTTTGATGATGCAAGTGATGTCTTCGATCGTCTGGATGCACAGAGCAAGTCGTCGGTATTGGCAACCTATACCGGCGCCGGAATATTAACGCCGAATGAGGCAAGGATGTCCCTGCAGTATCCGAAATCCGAGGATCCGGCAGCTGACAGGTTGAGCCAGCGAGGCGGAACTGGCACACTGGGAGACAGTCCTGCTAATGAAGGCGGAAAAGGTAATAAAGAGGAGGGTTAACAATGGTTTTCGACAAGTATGTGGAGCTGGAGATTAACGGCAAAAAACATAAGCTGTGCTACCCAACAAAGTATGTATGGAAATTGGAACGCGACATATCGAGCGGGAATATCCTTGTAATGGCAAGTCAAGCTGGTAACGGTATTCCTCCGACTCTTCATGATATGTTTTTGCTTATTACATACGCTTTGATGGGCGGTAATCCGAAGTTGACTGAAGAAGATGCCGAGGAACTGTATTTGGAAGCTGTGAGCGAGATGACCATTTTAGAACTAACTAATCTTGCCATGCAGGCTTTACAGAAATCAGGGGTACTTGGCGTAGAAAAAAAAGCTCCGGCGGCTCCCAAGGCGTAAGTCCGGGGAAGCCGTGTAAAAACGCTGCCGCATTACTTGAGGAACTTGAACCCATTGCCTTGGGTGAGTTAGGTCTGACGCCGGAACAGTTCGGCGGGTACACCATCATGGAGATAGATGCCATGTTTGAGGGGTACGTCCGCCGGCATGAACGGTTGGAAGACTTATTCATTATAAACTGCGCCCTGCCGACCTACCGTGGCGCATACGGACGGAAGGCTCCCAGCTATAAGAAGCTGACGGCCCACCGGACGAAGCACAACAAGGTTGGCGAGATTGATGAGGATACCCAGAATCAATGGCGCAAAATCCTTGAAGGAGGTAGAGCCCATGCTCAAGAGTATGGAACTGAAGCGGGAGATTGACGAATTAACCGCTTTCATTAATGGCAAAATCAGTAACCAGCTTGAAGTTACGGCTGACGAGCACGCACAGCTTCAGGCCCTCATGGATGAGTACAAATCTGCTAAATCTGCGGAAGATTCCGCAAAGAAAATTGCTAAAGGAGAAAAAACTATGGACAAAATGGAAATGAAAGCCGCTCTGAAATCCTTCCTGCGTGGCACTAAAGATGAACTGACCGAAAAGTATTTCGACAATGCCGCTGGCAACAACGGCGCTGTAACCGCTGACGGCGGCGCTCTGGTTCCGTCCGAACTGCTTGGCCTCGCTGAAAACAATGGCGTGGCTGCCGACCTGCGCAACATCTGTACTGTTATTCCGGTAAGCACTCGCACCGGTTCCGTACCGACCATCGACTATGGCCAGACTATGGTGCTGACCGCTTTCGATGAAAACAACGCTATCACCGAAAAGAAAGCCGCGTTTGCATCCGTACCGTTCACCCTGGCAAGCAAAGGCGCTATCGTTCCGGTATCCCGCGAACTGCTGTGGGATGCTAACAGCGACGTGTTGGCTGTTGTTGGCAAACTGTTCAACAAAGTTTACATGAACACTGTAAACGGTGCTGTACTGACCGCTGCCACCACCGGTCTGACTGCTGTTTCCGCTACTACCGCAGCTGTTGCTATCGACAAAGTAAAAGAAGCTGTTATTAAACTGCCTCTGGCTTCCGCTGGCAAGGCTCATGTTGTTATGAACCAGGCAACCTACGCAAAACTGGCCCTGGCCAAAGACGGCACCAACAATTACCTGCTGGCCCGCGACGCCAACAACGCTACCATTCCGATGATTGAAGGCGCACAGGTTGTTGTTTGCGAAGCAAAAGACCTGGCTGACGACACCATCGTGGTTGGCGATTTCAGCGCCATCTATCATGTTGAGAACCCGGGTCTGGAAATTATGTCCAGCGAAGAAGCAGGTTTTGCGAAAAACAGCGTACTGGTTCGCATCATCGCCCGCTTCGCCGACATCAACACCTACGCTGGCGCATTCGCCAAAATTACCATCAGCGCATAAGAGGTTAAATCATGTTTCACAGGAATCCCGGAAGGTTTACAAACAGAATAACGCTGTTGCGCCCATCTGCTCCGGTGCGTGACGAGCTGGGTGGCATTGCTGCCACGACATATGAAGCCGCGTTGACACTTTTTGCAATGGTCGAGCAGAAAACGCAGACCCGGCAGCAGTTCGTCGGCGACTATGTGACCAGCGACACCCGGTATTTTGTTGTGCGAGATATCCGGAGCCTGTGTCCTGGCATTGATACAAGCTGGCGGCTGGCATATAGGGGCTACACTTACCTGATTAATGAACTGACGTTAATCGACGAGAGCAGCCCCTTTTATATCCAGATAACGGCAACAGCTGTCAACGGAGGTGGGGGAATCATATGATCTACAAGGTTCCGTTTGTTGCGATCAGCAAGGCGGTGTACGCCGTACTGTCCGACACCAATAACAATATTGGGCTGGAATGGTTCGACAGCGCCGTCCCCATCAATGAAATTGAGGACTATTTCAAAAGCCAGGCTGAATTTGCGTATGGTATTTTCGGCGCAGCTGACGCCGATTGTACGCCGAACAAAACGGCGGCGGTATGGGACAGTACGCTGCAGCTGGAGATCTATTCCAACTACAAAGGCCGCAAGGTCATTGCCCAGAAGCTGGAGGCGGTGCTGAACTACTTAAGTAGTGATGCAGGCACGGACGCCATCCAGTCCGCCCTTAATGCTGAGGGGTATGCGCTCATCAGCATGACGGTGGGCGTGCTCCGGGTCAATCTGCCGATATATTCCGATAACGGGGTATGGCAGAGCGGCAGCACCAACATCAGTTTCAGGGTAAGTCAATTATAAGAATGAGGTGAAAACATGGCTGTTACTATTGATGCAGCGAAGTACCCTGAGTACTCCGCAGGTACCGGCATTTCCGGTAAACGGCTGGTTATGTATCTGAACTACGGCACTGGCGCTACCGCAGCTAATCCTGTATGGACGCTGTTAGGTGGTCTGACCAGTAACTCCCTGAGCTTCTCTGCCGAGGCTTCCAGCCAGCAGACCAAAGACTCCGGGATGTGGCCGAACGCGGCTATTACCAGCAAATCTTTTGAAGTGAGTGCAGAAGTTATTATGCTCCGCGACAACGAAGCGCAGGAAGCTATCGAGCAGTTCATTATCGACGACGATATCAGCAACGCCAAAAAATTGCTGAATGTTGCCATCGTGGATCTGGACAGCAAGGAATACTATGACCTGACTATTGCTCCGACTGCGTGGGAAATCACTGCCGAATCCGAGGACATGATCACCAAGTCCCTGACGGCAACCGGTAGCGGCGCTCCGGAAAAGAAGACCGGGTTCGTTATTTAAATTATGAGGAACGGGGTGCTGTAATGGTGCCCCGTTTTATTTGCATATGACGTTAGAAGAGCTGAATCGCAAAATACAAGATTATATTGACCATGGGTATTATCAGGACGTAGCCGCAGCGGCAAGGGAAGCACAAAG